CGGCCGTGCCGCAGGTGCCAGACACCAGGGCCACCTTCCCGCTGCTGTAGGCGTCGGTGCTCGTCACCACCAGCCGCTTGAGCGACTGCGTCCCGGTGCTCGTCGCCGAGTCCGAGAACGCCACGTCCACGGCAATGCGTCCTTCAAGGCTCATGCGTACTGCTTCCACTTCAAGGGCTCAAGCAGGGCGTGAACGCCTATTGGCACGTTTTGGCCCACGCTGCCGACTGCTTCCCGGTTGGCGTACCAGTGCCCCACCAGCATCTTGATGGCATGCACCGCCGGCTTCGGCACGTTGGCGGCCCCGCCGCACCCGGCCAGGTACGTGATCTGCACGGCCTTGTCATCAAGCCGCACGTTGGGCCAGTCCTCGAGGTACAGCGGGTAAACAAGGGCAGGAACGTGGTCGCGGTCCAGGCGGAACTGTTGCGTTCCAGACTGCGCCCACGTGAGTGTCTGTGTGGTGCCAGCCGAATCCACATACGAGATAGTCACCGTGGCGCTCGCGGCAGTCGCGTTCAACCGCACCGGCGGGCGCGGGAGCTCGATGCGGAGGCTCGGAAAGTCATCGAACGCCACGGTGTATTGCTTGTCGGCGAACGTGCGGTCGCAGTAGTCCTCGCACCACGTTGTGGCGGCATCGACTAGGCCGCCGATGTAGGCATCGTCATCGGAGAAGTCCACGACTCGCAGATGGGCCTTGGCGTCCTCCACGCTCACGGGCCGGTCACCCGTGCCACTCGCGGTGGCGACCACCAGGCTGCGGTAGCGGCTGCCCGCCTGCGGGAGTTCCCAGTTACGCACGCTTGGGCCTCCCTCGCTTGGCCTTCGCCACCGGAGCCACAGCCCGCTCAACCGCCGGCTCGGGGGCCGTGGCGAACTCAAACGCCGGGGGCTCGACGTGCCGCACGGCGTACCTCTGGAGCTCGAGCGTGCGTGCCAGCCCGCCCGTGACGGGCACCACCTGGCCAGCCTTGTACGCTGCGTAGGACCGCAGGAACCGCACCTGCACCATCGGGATCGCCGTGCTCATTTCCACACGTTCTCCGGTGGCCTGCCGCCTCGGTCCCAGAAATCGCCAGGGTGCTGCAGGCTCGCTCGCATGTTTTGGTCGGGCCACTTGATCCACACCTCGGCGTGGCCCAGCACGACCCGAGGACACACGCCAATCTTGAGCCCAGCCTTCTGGGCCGTGACCCAGAACGCTATGTCATCGTCCATCCGGCCTTCGTCCCACCGGCCCTGGTCATTGGGCCTGCCGATGAACCACGGGTGAGGCATCTTTTTCAACGCCTCTGCCTTTAGCATCGTGAATCCGAAGTGGGCCGTGTTGGCTTGCACCACGTTGTGGTACACGAAGTGATCGCGGGCCACCTCGGCCACACGCTCGCCCTGCTCCGACATCATCGTGAACAGCGGCTCTTCCGTGCGTCGCTTCATCTGCACGGCCGCCACGCAGTCGTAGCCGCTGGCCACCGCGTACGTCAGCAGCCGAGGCACGGCGTCGGCTTCCCAGACGCTGTCATAGTCCAGCGTGAGAATCCACAGCGGCGGGGCTTGCGGGTCGTTGTCGTTCTCAATCATGTCCGTGAGGACACGCTCCAGGCACTGGCCCCAAAACGCCCCCTCAAGCCGCACAGGCGATATGCCGTACGGAATGAGCCCTCTGGCCCAGCAGAACATGTGGTCCTGCCAGCCAAGCCGAGGCACGGACATGGCACAGTGCACCCGGATCGGCCCGCTGCCGGTCTGAATGGTGGCAGGCTTGACGCCAGCCACCGCCGAAGTCGCCGCGCCCACGGCTCCTCCTTCGTTGGAGTTGTCGTTCTACCGTCTTCGCTCAGCCAAGAACCACGCGGTTGGTGACGTTGGCATCGGCCGCCGAATCGACACCCGACTCACCACGACCCAGCCGGGCCGCAATGACAATGTCGTTGTTGGTGCCGTTCGCCGTCGCATCCGCAGACGGCGTGACCGCCACCTGCAGGTACCGCTTGAGAGCCTTGGTCGGGATCTCGAAGCGGGTCACGTTCACCGTGGCCGTGTTGCCAACGCCGGCCAGCGTGTAGTCCGTGTTCTGCACCAAGCCGCTGATCGCCGCGTAGCTGCCGTCCGTGTCGCTGTGCTTGACGCTCACGACGCTGGGGGCAGCCGTATTGGCGAGCGACCGGTAGCACACGTCGATGCTGACCGAGTCGTAGCCGAGGCAGTCAATCGCCACGGTGTGCGTGCCCGCAGAGGCAACACCCGCAATGCCGGGGCTGATCGAAATGACGGACTTGCTGTTGGCCGCGTGGTTCATGGATTCTGGTTCCTTGGGTTAGTTAGGTTCAGAGGATGAGAGCCACGACCGGGCCGGCCGTCGAAGCGTCGCCAACGTCCGAGGTCACCGCGTCGTAGGACACCGTGGCCTGGAAGTAGGTCTGGTCGAACTCGATGTACCGGTCGGTGCTCGCCCGCACCGCAACGGCACGCCGCACAGCGAAGTGGCTCGACCGCTTCATGTCACCGAAGAGAGCCACGCACTGGCCGGCCGAAGCCGTCTTCCGCATGACGTTGTTGAAGAACACCGGCCAGCCGAGAAAGTTGGGCCGGCGGACGCCGTCCACAATCTCGTTGGCAAGGGCACCGTTGCCGCCGAGGGCCAGCGACTGCATCGCCAGAGCGTGCATCTGCGGCGTGACGTACCAGCCGCAGGTCGGGCTCTGGGTGGCGTAGGTCGGAGCCTTGGCCACGGTGGCGAGGAAGTCATCGACCGTCAGAGCGGTGACAGCCGTCTGCGTCGAGTCGTTGATGCCGGCAGTGAGGGTCTCGTTCTCGAACTTCCACTGGATGCCACGGATGCCGCCGTAGGTCGAGGCACCAGTGCCGATGAAGCCGTCCTCGTCAATCCGCTGGGCGATGGCCAGGGCGAACTCCTCGGCCACGAGCCCAGCCAGGTCAATCGCCGAGTCGTCGATCAGCTGGTTGGGAACGCGGGTTCCGACGCGAACCTCCTTGCTGGAGAGCATCACGTTGTCCGTGCCCATGTCGGTCGCGGTCGTTTCGGCGTTGGCACCGGTGTGGTACGCCGTGTTGCCGCTCGTCCGACGCGGGATGTAGAGCGTGTCGCTCGTCATCTGCAGGTTGTTGGCCTGCGCCGGGAACGCACCGAACTGCTCGACCAGGCGGATGACCGTCGAGGCGAAGGTGTCGGGGATGAACACGCCGCCCTTGTTGTTGTCGTTGGGCGACAGGGCACGAGCCTCGACGTTCTTCTCGTACCACGAGCGATCCTCGGCACGGCCAAGGACGTAGCCGCGAATCCACCGGCCGCACGCCTCGGCGTCGCTGGACGAGCGGAAGTGGCGGGCCTTGCCGCTCAGCGAACGCTCAGCAGACGGGGCCGGGGCGGCCGGAACGGCGGCAACCTCGACGGGCTTCGCGGTCGCGGCGACCTTGCCACGCAGGGCGGTGATCCGCTCGGCGATGGCGTGCTCGCGGGCGAGCTCCTTCTCCAGCTGCTCGGCCTCGCCGGCCAGCTTCTCCATCTCCGCGACCTGCTCGGCAGAACGCTCCTCGACCTTGGACAGGTCATCGAGCATGGCGGCCACGGCGGCGGCCCGGTCCTGAAGCTTGGTGAGTTGGCTGGCCATCCTTGGCACTCCGTAGTTGTGAACGGTGACAGTCCGTGTCTGTCGTTCACGCTACGCCACGCCTATGGCCCGCACCTAGCGTTTCGGTTCTACGTAGAACGAGCGACGGCAGACGTACTCGCTCGGCACAACGATCTTGCTGCGATACGTGCAGCACTGGCACTCGACGTACCGCACCTGCTGGTCGCCAGCTGCCTTGCTCGTGTACGTGCGAATGCGACCCTTGCCGCACTGGGGGCAGATGTCACCGGGTCTGGCCACGCCTGCTCCTACTTGCGGTTGTCGTACACAAGGTCTTTGACCTCGTCGGTTGTCAGGCTAGCTGTGTGGCCACTGCTGTCAGTGACTTCTACCATCGTGACATAGCCCTTGCCCACCTTCTTCGTCTGGCTTTTGCCGACCTTGTAGCCCATTTTGCCCATGGCTTCCTTGGCCGTGTCGAGGTTTAGTTTCGACTTGCTCTTAGGAAGCGGAGTGTCGTGCTTCTTCGACGGCAACTTCAGGCCGCCGGGAGCGCTGCCAGATCCTTTTGCCGAACCTCCATCGCTGCCGCTTGATCCGCCACCATCGCCGCCATCTCCACCGCCACCACCGCCTTCTTTTCCGCAACTGTTGTCGATCCCGCCTCCCGGCCCGGTTGGGCAAAAGCCACGCAGGAACGTGCGGAGAATTGCCGCCTTCAGCCGCACAGCAATAGCCTGGGCGTCAATCTCGGGCACAGTGGCTGGCTGTTCTGCCTGCGTCTCTTGGCATCGGCACCGCTCTTCAGCATTCTGTGACGCAAGCCACTCGTTCATGCTGCGTCGAGCGATTGCTGTAGTGCTGCTGCTATACGCAGGATGTGTCACTACGCTCACGTCATAGAGTCCAGACACCTCTCGAATCGACCGCCTCGGCTTGCCGTCATCGCCAGGTGCCCACTGCTCGCCCTTGGTGTCCACGGTGAACGCGAACGACGAGCCACGCAAATCGGACCTGGCCACGAGCTCGCCGATGGTGCGACCCAGTTCCGTGTTGGGCAGCACGACCGAGTACCGCAGCCCCTTCTCGTCGCTGGACAACTCGAGCGTCCCGCTCGAGGTGCGGCCCAGCAGTTGGTTTGGGTCGTGGTTGAACAGAGCCACCACGTCCTGCTTGCCACGCTGCCGGCTCAGCACCTTGTCGAAGGCACCTGGCAGGATGGTCTCGCGGAAGCCGCCGAGATCCACACTGAGCGTGTTGTACCGAACCGCGTAGCCGGTGAGCACGGGCCGCCCATCCGCACGGGTCTCGACCACGGCACCGCCGTCTTCGGCGAACTCCCAATCGCGGCGCTCAATGTTGCTGGCGTCCATGCTCTCGCTCCTCTCGGATTCCTCGCGGTCCATCTGTTCGACCTTGTCCGCCGACCACGTGCGGCCGGCATCGCCACCCCACAGCATCCACGCCACAAAGCCAGGCGTCTCGTCGCCAGGCTTGTTCCAGCCAGGCTTACGGTCGGCCTCATGCCGAGCAAACCACGCACTCATCTCGCGGACGTGATCCTCAGTGAGCTCCTGGCGGGCGGCGATGATGTTGGCCCTGCGTACCGTCTCAGGCTTGAGCCCGTCGCCGCTCTTTCCTTCGTTGTGCAGCCGCAGTCCGGTGCGTGCCGCCTCGGCCATGCCGGCCGATGGCTTCAGGTCAACCGCCATTGGCGACAGCCTCCGGCGGCATTGCGTCTGGCGTGTCCTCGCTCGTGCCGTCTTCCTCCTCGGGAATATCCTCAACGGCATCGCCGGGCGTATCCTCAACCTCGCCGGGCGAATCGTCGCCCTCTGGCATCGGGCCGAGGTTCTCCTTCATCCGCACTTCTTCTGGCTTCATCCAGCCATTGCGGATGGCGATCTCATACGCCTGGTAGCGCGTCGTGATGTCGCCACGCAAAAGCCCCTCGACCAAGAACTCGGCGTACAACTCGCCGTCTTCTGGCAGCACGTCACGCTCGATGGCACCCTCGATGCGACGCAGCCACGGGGCAATGGTGAACTTCTCGAAGCTCACCATCTCGCTCTGCAGGTTGCCCCACGTGGCACGACCCAACTCTTGAATCATGTGCGGCGGCATCCGCCAGACGCGGCAGATGGCGAGCAGCGACTGCATCCAGAGCTCGGCCAGCTGGCTCTCCTGGTTGGTCGCCGAGACACTGTCCGCCTTGAGCCCGTTGGAAAGGATCGCCGTTCGCCCGGCCTTGGCCGGGCCGCGATGGGCGGCCTCCCACTGGTCCCGCAGCTGCTCGCGGACCTCGCGTGGCAACGCCTGGTCAGTGTGCAGGATGATGCCGGGCTGGGCGTTGTTCCGGTAGAACGTCGCGGCGTACTGCTCAAGGGCACGGGCCAGGGCGATGGCATCGCGGCCGAGCTCGACCGGCACCTCGCCGTGGATGCCGTCGAACGACAGCCACCTCACGTGCATGATCTGATCATCGCGGTACGCCTGCTGCCGGCCCGTCTGCGGGTCGGTCCACACGTACGACAGCGACATATCGCCTTCTTGCACGACCTTCATGCCGGCTGGGTTGAGCGGATGCAGTTCGCTCACGCTGCCACGGTCGCCGGCCACCTTGTACTGGTAGCTGTTGCCGTAGAACCCAAGGTGCAGGCACATCTGCTCAACCCACTCGTAGCGGGTCTGCCACTTGTTGGGCCGCTTGGCGAGCACACCGTAGAGCGGCAAATCCTTGGCACGCTCGCTGTTGTGGTCATCAAGCCGGCGGTACAGGTGCAGCGGCAGGCTCGCTACCGTCTCGGCCACGACGCGGGCACAGGCGAAGTACGCCGCCGTCTTCATCGCCGTCTCGGGCGTGATCCTCACGCCGCTCTCGGCGGCCATCGCCACGAGGTCATCCCAGCGGCTCATACGGGTGCCGAGGAAGTTGATCTCTGGCCGTGCGGCTGTCGCGTCCATGCGTCCTACCAGAAGGAGATTTCGGGCATATCGGCGGGCTTCATGCTCTCGCCCATGTGAACGCCGACCGCCATGATGGTGGCCACGACGGCATCCACTCGCTCCGTGCTCTTGGCCTTGCTTACCTTGAGATTCCCGGCCGGGTCGGTCTGCACGGCCGCATTTCCTAACTGCCAACCTACCAACGGATTCAAGCCAAAACGCACCTTTCCATCGACAACGAGAGCCTCCAGGCGGCGAGTCGGTGCAGTCATGGACGCAAAGCCCTGCCCGTACAACGTGACCGGCAGCCCTTCGTCCGAGAGCTCGGTGGCCAACTGCGTCGCGTTCCATCTGTCGATGGCCAGCTTGCGGACGCGGTGCTTCTGGGCAAACTCCAGAATGTCGGCCTTGACCCGCTTGTAGTCCGTACTGCGTCCCTCCGTGTACGTCAGCCACCCGTCCCGGTGCCACGCGGTGTACTGCACCCGGTCGTTTCGCTCCCGCTCGGCGGCGTTGTGCTCTGGTATCCACGCCATCACGTGAACGTCGTAACCGCCGGCATCGTTGGGAGCCACGGCCGCAAACGCCGTGGTGTCGTAGTTGCTGGCCAAGTCAAGCCCGCACCACACGTCCCGGCCCTCGAGCGGCTCGGAAATCGGCTGCATGCACGCGGCAATCTGGTCGGGCCGCAGCCACCGCACATCCGACGTGGTGGGAATGTTCAGCCGATACCGCAGGAACGAGTTGAGCTTGGTGGCTGAGTTCTCTGCTTCGCGGCAGTCGGCGGCGAATGACTCTTCGCTGATAGTCTCGCCTAGCGACGGGTTAGCCTTGTGCCACACCTTCGGCGACTTCCAATCGTCCTCTCGGTCGGCGGCGTAGATGCACCCGAAGAACGACGGGTCAAAGGCCGGGTCGGCCATGCACCGCTCGGCGTAGTCGTGCTGCTCGTACCAGATGTGCGACTTGTTCGCCTCGCCCGCCGTCGTGATCGACACGGGGCAGAGTGGTTGCCGACGCGCCGCACCGCCGTAGCGGAGTGCGTCCCATAAACGCCGGTCGCCCCTTTGGGCATGCAGCTCATCGAACAGCAGGCAGTGGACGTTCAGCCCCTCGGCCCGGAACGCATCCGCCGACAGCACCCGGTAGAAAGAGTTGCTCCCCCGGTGAACGATGGTCTTCCGCGAGTCGAGCACCTCGAGCACCTTCGACAGTGCCGGTGACGAGCGGACCATCGACGCCGCCTCGCGGTAGATGATGCCGGCCTGCTCGCGGTCGCTCGCCGCACCGTAGATTTCTGCCCCGGCTTCGTTGTCAGCTAGCAAGGCGTAGAGGCTGATGCCGGCGAGTAGCGTGCTCTTGCCGTTCTTCTTCGGGATCTCGATGTACGCCTGGCGGTATTGCCGCGTACCGTCTGGCTTGCACCGGCCGAAGATCTCGCCGAGCACGTACCTCTGCCACGGAAGCAGCAGGAACGGCTGCCCGGCCGTCTGGCCCTTGCTGTGCTTCAGCACCTTCTCGAAGAACTCGTAGACCCGATTGGCCTTCGCTTGGTCAATGCCAGGCCGGTGCTTAGCCGTGGGCGGCGAAGAACTCTTCGAGCTCGTCTTTTTTGACTTCGACTTGCGTGGCAAGCTTGGTCCTCGAGGAAGGCGTCAGCCCGAACTCACTGAGCAGGCTAGCCTTCATGGCAACCAGCGAGCGGTAGAGCGGCCCGGCCGGGTTGGGCTTCACGCCGCCCAGGTCGGTGTGCATCACGGCACCGCCGGCCCGCAGCTGCAGCAGGCACGACTGCTCGGCCGAGTGCACTTCGCACAGCGTGGCCAGGGCTTCGCCGTCGCCCGTCGTCAGCACGCCCATGCGTGACAAGATGCCGGCGAGCTCGTGCCACTTGGCCGTGGCGATCTCGTCAACCTTCAGCCGCTCCGGCATCGGCGGCACACCAATCGGTGCCGATGGCTCACGCTTCGGCGGGCCTTTGACTGTGCCTTCGAGAATCCGAAGTGCGGTTGGCTTCGGTCTGCGTCCTGCTTTTGCCACGATTCACCTCGGGCCGATTGTTAGGAACCTCACACAATGGCACGTTGCGTGCCTCTTTAAGGGGTCAACTTTGCCCGCTAAATTGTTGAAAAACCCCGGCGATTTCGATGCCGCGCACGCACGCTGCCCCGCACGCGGTTTATCTTTCACGGCCAAAAGTTTTCACAATGTCGTTTTGGCAGCCGTGCGTTTTGCCCTTGTTTTCTAGGCGTTTCTGCATGCCGCATGCGTTTCGTCCTTGTTTTCTAGGTGTTTCCGCACTTGCGATGCACGATTCGTTCGTCACCAGTTCGCGGCGTGTAGTTCGCCCACCACTCGTTGGCTCTGCCTGACTGCATGGCACGCTCCGGGTCTGTTGCGATGCGTGCTTCGCATTGTGATGCCGGTGCCTCAACAACAACGACCCGGTCGCAGCCCAGCCGATCTGCCCACCATTGACGATGGATGGCATCGGGCTCAGCCACCACCAGCCAGGCTCGTGCATGTCGCTTGGCCTCTGCCTTGCTCAGCGTGCCGATGATGTCATTCCGCTTTCGCACAGCAGGCCCGATCCACTTGGCTGGCCATGCGTGCAGCGTAGTGCCAGCCATGCCAGATGCGATCACGTCCAGGTCAATCACCACGTCTGTCGGCCCCTTGTGCATGTCCACGTATGTGCTCTTGCCAGACGCAGGAGGGCCACACACAAGCGTCACAGGGATGACGGCTGGCCGTATCCACTCGGGATGCAGCGTCCACTTTTGCGAGGACTCGCGGCCTTGCATCTCGCGTCGCGTCTTCTTGCTGTGGCACGAAGCACACAACGTCTGCAGGCCAGACACATCGTCGCGTGGCAATTCGCTTTTGCGTACCACGTGATCGACGTGGGCGTTGCGGCCCGTGACGATGCGGCCACAGCCGGGAGCCTGGCACTGGTAGTTGTCCCGCAGCAGCACTTCCCGCCGCGCGGCCTTCCACCCTTGCGAGCAGTAGCCTCGAGCGGTTGCCGATGGCCGATTCGTGTCTGGTGCCCGTGGCCGCTTTCGCTGCCCAACCCACGGCGGCTTGAACGTCGGCAGCCTATCGGGCACGTCAGCCCTTCATGATGACTGTGGCCACAGCCCCGGTGCCGGCCGTGTTGCTCTGGCACAGCTTGATGTACTGAGCCGAGAACACCTCGTCGGGCATGGCGTACGTGCGACCGAGGGCCGTGTGCGGTGCGGTCGTGATCTTCACCGCAGCCCCGTCCTTGTCGTACAGCTGATAGAACGGGCCATTGGTCGTGTCGGACACGTAGAGGTCAATCTGCGTGACGTTGGTATTGAGCGTGCCAATCATGACCTGGCCGCCGGCCATATCGAACATGGGCAGCGTGATGACGGTGCTGGTCGCCGTGGTCAGCGTGGCGGCGTAGGTCTTGCTCTTGCGGCGGATCTTGGACTCGCTCATCTCTCGTCTCCTTAGTGGCTCGGGGCGTTGTGCCCGATGCGTGGCCTAGTGTTTAGGTTACGCCTTCAAGGGCTGTTTGGCGTGGCTTGCAGTCACGGCACCTGCGGCATCAGTGCCTTGTACTGGGCCTCGCTGACTTCCTCGACGGCACCGCTGGCGAGGAGTTGCGGGAGCATCTGCGACGGCAGAACGTACTCGCAGTATTCGTCGCTGACGGCCAGGTACACGCGGCCCTGTCCATCAGACGGCAGTTCTGACGCAAGCGGCAGCGTGCGGAGCGTCTTCGTCTCGGCGTTGGGATAGCCGTAGGCTTCGTCCAGCTGCTGGCAGATTGTGGCGTAAACAGACGGCGTTGAGCGGAAGTATCTCATGACAGCGTGATCGCCCATTTCTTCGACAGGTAGTTGAGCAATGAGCCTGCCTCGGAATCGCTGACTGCCCGCGAAAAGATCCCGAACTCATTGGCATCACCACGCAGCCCGCTGCCGCTCCCTAAGACAAGCCCGTCAAGAGAGCTTGTTCCAGCGTTGACAGTCGTGGCCGTTTTCGTGTTCATCCGATAGGACGAACTGGCTCCGTTGTAAATGATAACGGCGGCGTACCAAGTTGCTGCACTCACAGATGCCGGCCCGCCTGACGCGCCAGAGAACACATACATTTCTGTGTTGGTGTTTCCGTAGATGTGCTGCCGAGAGGCAACCCCGTCCCAGAACGACCATCCAGAGGCAGTTGAAGGAGTTTGAAAGACCGCGAAAAACGTAGTGGGCTGCGACAACGTCAACGTCACGCCAGAGTGATACGTGGCGAGCAACAGGTTGACTGCGAAGTTCATCCCGCCAAGTCCATTTTTCGATGATGCAACCCAAGTCGGCTGGCTGGCTGCGGTGGGTTGCCCTAGCTTGAATGAACTGCTTGGCCTCCTGTCTCGCCACTCCGACACGGTCGATCCGTTGAGCGTTACGGTTGACGTTTGTGATGCGTCCAGCCATACCTCAAGCCCGTTGAGTGAACTGGGCAAAAATGATCCGCTGGCCCGTGGCCGCAACAGTCTGTTGTTCATCGCCATGCGTCAGTTTCTCCCCGGCTCGGGCGTTGTCACGCTGGTCGTGTACGCCTTCTCTCGCGGCTGTAGGGCGTAGAGCAAGCGTGTCTGCTCGGTGATGGCCTGGCTGATCTCGCGTTGCGTCTCGCCTAACTGCTTGACGAACGAGCGGTGCTCTTCCACGAGCGGTAGTAGCACGTCGTTCCTGAGTATCCAGCCGGCCGCAAGTGCCACGAGCACCGGGAAGCCCCAGCGTTCCATGATGCCAAACATCGTGTCCTTCGCTGCGTCAGTCATGGTGTCGGCTCTCGCGGACCAGTAAACGCATGGTGGATTGGTTCTCCTGCTTTTCCAGCCACCAGCGTATGAGGATCTTGACGATCTCTTGCACCAAAGCCCCTAGCACGAGCGTCAGGATGATGCCCATGCCGACCTCGTGCCGCATCGTCTGCTCGATGCTCTTGGCCATGTGCTTGCCCACTACGGCCGACTCGCCGGCATCGCACTGCTGCAGCACCGGGATGGGCCATGCGGCGACGGCACGGCGAACGATACGGCCGACGATCCTGCGGCCAGCGATGGTCCGCTGGATGGTGGGCACGCGGTCCCAGGCGTACTGCTCGAGCTCGCCGATGGTCATGGCTTGCACTTCCCGTCTGGGCATGGACGAACCAGAACGCTTTTGGGCTCGCGGCCCGTGCCGCCGCAGGTTGTGCAGGTGATCTTGATGCGGCCGTCGCCCACGTAACCGAGCCCGTCGCAGTTCTTGCACTTGCCGTCGCTCGGCGGGGCAGGCGTGGGGGCGATCTCCGAACGCATTCGCACGACCATGCGGGCCGTCTCAGCCGCCAGGTCGGCGGTGAGCCCGTTGTCGCCGGGCAGCGTGGCGACGCAGCCGGCCATGACGATGACGAAGGCGAGCAGGAATCGCATCACAGAATCCCCCGGAGCCAATCGTCTGGCAGTTGCGTCGGCTTGAACCCGCTGAACCCGGCGTACACGTAGGAATCACGCCCGCCGAGCATGCGGTCGCACACGTCGGCGTCGATCCAGAACGAGCAATTCCGAACGGCATCGGGCATGTCGTTTGGGTAGTGCTTGCCAACCGTGTTGGAGTCGCCCCACGAATTGGCACAGAGCAAGCCGGGCCGCTTGCCGTAGCGAGCCCCAATCAGGCACATGCAATGCCACCAGACGCCGCCGGCCCGGCAAAAGCCGTCATCATCCCGGCTCATGCTGAAGCCCTGGCCGCTGCACACCACGACCGGGTATCCGTTGCTGATGGCCGCAGCGGCCTGCTCAAAGTTCACCGCCAATGTAGTTTCCGAACACCGCCGCTCCTTGGCGAACGGCTCGAGCACGTCGGGCACGCCGTTGCGGCCCCACTCGCGGTCTCGCTGCTGCTTGCCTTCCTCGCGGATGATCGTCCCGCCGTAGTCCACGCCGTAGTGCAACGACCCGAAGTCGCGGATGGCCTTGGCGGCGTTGAAGCCCGTTGACCCGTCGCCGCCTGGGTTGACCTTCAGGCCACGGCTTTCCACGCGCGAAAATCCATAAAGCGAGCTTTCAATCGTGCGGCCCTTCCACGCCTCGGGCTCCTTGCGCCAGTGAATGTCACAGGCAGCGAGCACGTCCACGGCGAGCGATGCACCCCAGCCGACGCAGCTGCCAACGTTTCCTTGCGAGCCACGCCGCCAGGTGGGCGAGCACGCCAAGAGGGCCGGGTAGAGCATCACGTCTACCTGGGCAGCCTGCAGGTCAGGCCCGGCCGAGGCCAACGTCGGGTGCGGCAGAGTCGCTACGAACGACTCGGCACCGGCAGGATCGGGCACGTAGCCCATGCCACGGTCGGCCATGCGTCACCCGTTGTTGACGCCGGCCCAGGCCAACGCTTTCGCCAGTTCCACGTACCGAGCCCGCACGTCCGCCGTCACGGGCACTACGTCGCTTCCCAGGGCAGACTTGTACGCGGCCTCGACGGCCCGCCGCAGCGGCTCGTTGGAGCCGGGAGCGTGCCCGCCCAGACGCCTCCACGCGATGTCTAGAGCCAGCCGCGTGAACGCCTGCAGCGAGCGGGTATCCGTGAACACAACCTCGGTGGTCACCGCGTCGCCGGCCACGACCGTGGCGGCCTTCGTCCACGTTTGTGCCCACAGCATCCGGTCGCCGGCCGGCATCGACCGCAGGGCATCGGCAACAGGGCTGACGAGTTGCTGCATGGCCTGGCTGGGCGTCTCGACCGTCACAGAGGGAGCGGCGGCCGGGATGGTCGGCATGGGGATCTTGCCCCAGCCGGCAGCGAGGAGCAGGAATGCGGCGGCAACCCTGGCGAGCAGCCCGGCTTTTTCTTTTGCGGCTTCCACCGCACGGTGCGCTGCGGCTTGGATTTGTGGCCAGTAGGGAGCAGCGAGTAAAGCCGCCGCAGCAGCCACGGCAGCGGCGCGAAGTGCAGCGTCATAGCTCACCGAATGGCCTCCACCTGAAGCAGAAGCCACCGCACCAGAGCCTCGCCTTCCTTGGTCTTCAGCAGGTCGGCGAGCAGCCGCACGAGTTGGTCATCGGCCTGGGCCTTTGTCTGCGACGCCAGCCACTCGGCGGCCTCGCTGACGATGAGCGACTTGCGGTACGGGTCGAGCTCGGCCACGAACCGCTGGCCGTACCCGATGAGCGGCGACCACCGCTGCAGCAGCATCAGCGACTGCCAGAGGTTGAGCGAGTTTCCGTACTTGGCGGCCTCGGCTGGCGATGCTCCGAACTGCTCGGCCATGAGATGCGTCCTCCGTGACGTGATGCGTCCGCGACTGTAGCGGCCGTCGCTGTGGCTTATGCCGATGGACCAGGCCGGTATCTCGACGCGGCGTCTTCCGCCGTCACGGTCCCGAGTAAACCCGGACATGGACGGCCTCCGTGCCGCACCTTCACTTTACGCACCAGCCGGCTCGGCCTTGCGGG